CATTATGTTTCATATCATCTTCTCCACCTTCGTCGTCATTTTGTGAAATATCGTCTTCAATTACGTTTGCGATCAATGCTTCAACTGCGCTCATTTGTTCTTCGTCGAGCGTGTCTAGAATATCGCCGATTGTCTTTTCTGCCATATGTTGTACTTCCTCCTCTTGTTGTTCCGGTTCATAGTCCAAAATATCTTCAGCCGAATGAATAAGATTGCCTGTGTAAATGATGGCTTTGTCTGTTTCAACACTGTCATCCGAGTGGGCCATTACGGTTTCGATCAACGCTCCCGGGTTGGCTCCTCGCAACACTAGACTTACTTCATAAATCATTCCGTGAATGACGTTTTGGCCTTGCTTCTTGATACGGTTTGCTCCGATTGACATGGCTGAAATATCGCCATGTTTGATGAGTTCCTTAGCGTGCCTAGCTTCGTCGGTCTCGTTGAAATAACCGTAGCCGTATACACCCTTCTCATCATTGTGTAGCATTACATGACCGAGTACGTTGGTCGGTTCCGAGTGGTTGTGATTCCAAACCAATGGAACAGTCTTTTGGTCGTTGTCTTTGAAAGCGCCGTGCTTGATAACAACCCCATCTGAACATCGTGTATCGTTCTTGGTCACCCATCCAGCGAAGTCATACTTCTCTTTGGGCATATGTGCATCCCTCCACTAATTATTTTTCACTCATTTTGACTGGAAGCTTCGGTGCTTCAGCAGGGGACGTGAGCGACCCTTGTTTCGGAGTCTGATTTACGCCGGCAATGTTTGGATTGCGCAGTTGGTCAGCTTCCGGAGAACTGTGTGGCTTAAGTTTGATGATCTTACGAATCTCATTACCGGTCGCTAGCTCATTACGTTTGAATGTATCGGCGATCTGAGCAATCTGTTCGATAGGAACAAGACTGAATGGATCACGGTAACTTTCCAGACGCTGTCCTTGCGAACGTGCGGTCTTGGTCAGGAACTTGCGATTGAACTCAGCTAGGATGTTCTGCATGATCGGGTCGATTGTTCGAGTGTAATAGGTTCGCATCTCCAACTCACTGGCTGTACCGTTGAATACGTTCTCGGTGAGTCCAAGCTGGTTGTAGAATTGCCTTGTGAGATTGTTGATGTCATCGACGAGTTGACTGTTGAGTTGGCGGTTCAGTTGGATTACTTTCTCGCTTCCGTCAACGTAGGAAATGCCGTGTTTGTTCTTAGCCATGGCAGCTTCGATTCCAGCAATACGTTCCTCAGCCTGAGACCTTTGCAGGTCAGTCTTGATTGTGTATGGCAGTTGAATCAGCATATCAAGTTTACCCGACGCCAGCATCGCATCCAAATCATCCAGTTGACCCATCTTCGTTAAGAGACGGGACAGGGTTGCATTTGGTCCGTTGATTACGGCGTATAGCGGATTCTCGATAATCGCAACAAAGGATTTCTCCAATGTCACATCTTCGTAATTACCTGTTGTTTCATTGTAAAGTCTTACGGTCACATGCTTGGGAAACCATTGTGTGATTTTCCCGACACGCATGGAATTAACCTCATAACTGCCTGAGATAGACGGAGATGTGGTTGTGTCAACCGGTACCACTGCAACCGAGCCTTCGTCGAACATAGAATATACAACGTCCTGAAGGAATTGGAATCCTGTCTGGTCGATGTTGGCTTCTATGGTAAGACAGTCCTGTAGTCCTGATTTAACAGGGGTCCAGTTATCTGTTTTTGCATCTATTTTGACGTGTTGAATGGAAGTCATAGACACATCGATTGCTATACGGTTAAAGATTGCCGAGGAGAAACTGGAACTGCCGTAACGACGATAGGTCTTGTGGGAAGGAGAGCCCGACCCAGCACCGTATGTCCAAGCCGTCTCTCCGACTGGATCTTTACTGTTGAACGCATTCCACGCATGTTGTATTCTGTCTTTTAACTTCATGCGAATGCCTCCTGATATTGTTTGTAGACTACCCAAGCATCCATCAGTGCGGCGACATTATCTATCTTCTCGCTTGATCGTTTCTTGGATAGTTTTCTGTTACCATTGTTGTCCTCGATAACGACCGAGTTACCCATAGCGAATTTCATCAACTCTTCATCAAAGAGCAGCAGACGTTCACTGGCCAGAAGTTTCAGTTCTCCCAAAGGTACAGATTCGGTGCGGACACCTTGACGTACTTTCTCGACACCATAAGTCCCGTATTCGGTCATCCACTTGTCGACAAAGTCTTTCGCGTTGTACGGGTCATAACCGAAGGCTACAACCGTGTATTGGTGTTGCATAATATGACGGTCGAGGTCTTCATAGACGGCCATCATGTCTAGGATTGCTCCGGGCATGATAATCAGCGTCCCCTCGGTTACGAACTCCTGATACTTGAGTTTCATAGCGGCTGGCAATTTTTGGACTTTCAACTCGGAAACATAAGCACGGGTCTTCACACCATAAGTCCCATTAGACATCGGGAACAGGAAAGTGAACGCACAGAAGTCGTCACCTTGCGATAAGTCTCCACCCATGCAGCATTCCATTCTGTCAAAGTTCTGCGGTCGGTGAGGGATGGTTTCATCGTAGACGAAGAAATATGTGAGACCCTCAACAGGGATTCCGAATCTCTTTGCGAGAATATCGGAACGGGTGGCCGGTTGTTTCTCAGCCCTCTCAACATCCCTCTGATACGTTTCATACGTGACAGTTGCGCCTAGGTTTGGATTTGCTTTCAGCCACATCTCAGGCATCCCTACTTCACGAATATCGTCAAGGCGGTAGTACCAGATTGAGACATGCGGGTTGATGTAGTCGCCACGCAGTATGTCCATTAACTCCATTTTGATTGTATCGCCTGCCCCGTTACGTTCGGTACCCTCCGAGCTGGTTGCAATGATGAGGTAGTCATCAATTTTGGAAGCCCCCTGCTCGATGGCTCCAATTACGTCCTCCTTAAGTGCTCCGGACAACCACTCATCGACACTGTTGATCTTCGAGCGAAGACCTTGCAGTTTGTTGATGGTCATTGGTCGTACTTCGATCAAGGAATTCGTCATGAAGTTTTCGATACCCTTTTTGGTTGCGGCAAGTTTTACTTTGTTGATGGAGTTGTTCGCCAGAACTGAACCTTGGGTGAGAAATTGGAATAGCGGGCCTCTAGATCTGGCGATGGCTGTGCGGATTGGCGACATGGTTTCTTCTGCGAGCTTCATCGTTGGAGCGGTTACAATCTGGTGGGTTGTGCTGGTATCAATCGTGGCGAAGTAGGCTTGGAGAAGTGCCACATACATGGACTTGGCCGCACCCCGAGCCACAATCAGGTATTGCTTGTTTATGAGACGCCGCTTTTTGGTTACCATCTCGTATCTTCGCTTATCCGGATTGTAGACTTTCTCGTCAATGAAATAATACCATGCCAAGATACTTTCAGCCCAAAGGCGGAAGCTCGGCAACAACGTCAGGTCGGAACCGTCAGTCAACGTCATCTCATTCTCGCAGAATTCGATAAAGCCGGTTATGGCCTTGTCGTCGTAATAGTAGTCAGGACACTCAATAAGATAATCTTGTCGATTCATCTCCATCGATATTTCCCGATTGACAGGTATTTCACCTCTTAGAACTGCATCCCTAAAAGCGCCATACTCAATGGGAATAGCGGTATTGGATAGAACCATCGTATCACCTCATTTCTTTAAATTAAACGATTTCGGTACTTGTCTATTTTAATTTGTGCCTTCTTAATTTTTTCGGTAGTCTTGGCATTTGATACATCTTTTGTTTGTGTTTCATGGGCATTGACAGCGTCCATGTAGGCCTTGCGTTTGGCTTTAGAAGCTGTCGATTTTGCATCAGCAACCGCTCTTGTCTTTGTTTCATGTGCATTTACTGCCTCTTTGTAAGCTGTCTTTTTAGCATTCCATTCGTCAGCTTTAATCTTTCGAACAGTTTTCGTTTTATTTTCATGAGCTCTGACTTTTTCCATATATGAGTTGGCAGACTTTTTGTCTGCACGTTCCTTCTGCTTAGCGGACTCAACTGCTCGTGTTTTGTTTTCATGAGCATTGACCGCGTCCATATAGGCTTTGCGTTTGGCTTTAGAAGCTGTTGATTTTGCTTCTGCGACGGCGTTAGTTTTTGTTTGATGCGCATTAACTGCATCTTTGTATGCTGCTTTTTTACCAGATCGCTCTCTTGCTTTCGCATCAGCTACGGCTCTTGTCTTCTCTTCGTGTACATCTACACTACGCATATACGACGACCTAGTTCTGCGTTTGCCCCACTTCATACCTTTGACGCCATAGTGTCGAATTTCTTCATCACTCAATCTGTAAATTTCATAACCTCCCATTTTTTCACCACCTATTCATTATCGACGACTTCGATTCTAAAATTGAGATTATCCTTCATTACTGCCTTGGCTCTTTTTTTACCAGATGGACTGACTGAATCTGGAGTCTGGTTTAAATAAGAGTTTAGAGCCGATTCAAACTCTTTACCAAACTCGTCTTCCAAAGCCATCACCAATTCAGGTTTGTGGTGGGAGTCTTTGTAATTGCGAAAGGGGGAATTCCGAGGCACCCCTCGCCCCTCTTCGGCTTCGTAGCCATGGTCATATTTCCTTCTTGCGATATGTCCGGGGCGACCCGGGGTCTTGGTGAACAGGATGGGGAGATGGAGGTTT